GGCAGGTGATGATGCACAGCACGTACGACGTACAGAGAATACTAATATGGATCTCTAGCCCTCAGGCAGATAAACCGTTTACGCGAGATACCATAATCAACCACCTGTCTCCCATTAGCTTTAGTCTCGTCGACTACATCCTTGATCGGGAGGTCGAGAAAGGCAGCATATATCAGAGTGGCCCGACGGGTAAGTACTACATGAGAAGGGATTCAAACATGATGAGCGATACTGAGAAGCGTCTGAGCGATCTCGAGGTCAAGTACAAGTGGCTCGAGGAAGTCGTGGCAAAGATGCACTACGAGAAGCCCGAGAAGAAGCGTCTGTGGCAGAAATATGATGGTGGTACGATGATGCCTTTGTTTGTCGACGTTATGCTTGCTAACGGTGAGGTAGTTCTTAATATGCCATGCAATAAGGTGCCACGGAAGAACTATCCTGACGATTCTACTAACGTAATTGCATGGCGTGAGGCTAAGCAATGATTGAGGATAAGATCGAGGAGTTCGCCATTCGTGTGGCTCTGGGCAACAACGGCGGCGGGTGGGCCACTCACTACACCGAGGCTCAGAAAGAGCACTGGCGCCAGTTCGTGCGCGACCTAATCAAGGAATTAAGTGATGAGTAACATACCAGATGAGTATAAGATAAGTCAAGAGCAAGTTGATTCTTGTATGGAACGTCTGAAGAGACTCGAGTCGGGTCCCGGCGGCATCATGGAGATGAAGCAGACGATCGCCGACCTCGAGCGGTACCGCGACTTCGTATGGGCATTCTACAACGAGCCCATGGAGATGAGCTATGAAAAGATAGCGCTACAGCTGCGGTACTGGAAGTTGAATGCGGCTAAGCTCATGGATGAGTTAGAGAGAGATCGATGAGACTGAGTAGTAGATGGTACGTACACTGGCTTGGTAGACCGAGATACCGCAGCGACTGGTTCGTCTGGGGTAAGTGGCGCCTAAACGGGGGTGGGTACATGTACGGTGCATCGCCGTACACCTACTGGCGGATTGGTCCAGTCATGGTTAAGAGGTACATGTGAAGAAGTATAAGTAGACCATGAGAGTCAGGAGGCTTATATGTCAGTAGAGTGGGTCATAGAGAGAGAATTCGTAGACCACGACGAGGCGGTATCTAATACCGAGTCCAGACACGTCGCGGTGGCTGCAGGTGAGACGCACGGTCTCGTACGAGTGTTTGAGTTCCCTCACATGTACACTACCGGCATGATGAACCGCAACGACACCTACGAGCCTACCATAGACATTCCGGTATACAGGGAGGCTAGGGCCGGTACATGGTCGTACCACGGCCCGGGTCAGAAGGTGGTCATACTAAACATCAAGACCGGAGAGGACGTAGACCTCTTCAAGACGAGGTTCGCCAACTGGATCCAATCTACGGTGGTTAGGCTGGGAGTCCCCACGGCCTTCGTGGCCGGCGGAGATAGATACGGCGTGTGGGTACCTCGCCCTGACAAGGGACGAGGGCACGAGGACAAGATAGTCAGCGTCGGCCTCAAGATTACGCGATTCGTAACCTCCTACGGCTTCAGCGTCAACGTCAAGACGGACCTGAGATACTACGATGGCATCAGTCCGTGCTCGGTGTCGGACTCTCGATACGGAGTCACCTCGTTCAGGGACCTTGGAATAGAGGTAGACGATCATCTATTCAACACAGTCTTAAGAGAGGAGTTCGATAAGAACTTCGGCGTTTGATGGGATACTATATCATGGGAGCAGTTGACTTGGGCATGTACGCGCTCGTATTCTTTTTCGGAATTTTTCTGGGCTTCTCGGCTGCACTAGCATTAGCTGTAGTCGCATGGAACTTGAAAGACCTCAACACATGGTGATGGCTCTCAAGTGGGTGGCAGACCAGATCATTATTCGTCTATTAACAGTATTCATCGGCCTAGGACTCGTATTCCTAGGCTTATTCTTTCCTATGCAGTCGTGGTCGCTGCTGAGCGTCCGGTGCATGTACGGTACCGGATGCCTGCCGAAGAGCCGTATCCGCGACAGAGAGAAGGCAAAGTACCTGCTCAAGATCATGAAGAATAAGTAGTAGTTGACATATTCTCTATTCCGTGTATAATAGAACTATAGAGGACAATAACAGTATGAAGAACGACCTAGAGCAGCTGCATCAGGCATACATCGCCGGCATCAAGGAAGCACTCGACATTCCCGACGGGTGGATGTACGTCAGTACGTTTCTACCTAGAGAAGAGTACGTCGAGGCCATGGAGCTGGCAGAAGACGTAGGTAGAGAGCACTTTAAGTTCATCGAGGGAAACGTATCCAACGGCGTAGTGAAGTTCTCAGTCTATCTGTCTCCAGTAGCTGGTCTAGCGCTTCGTAAGTTCATGAGAGTATAGGATATACACTATGGCAAAGAGTCTGTTGAGCATTCGCACTAAGAAGAAGCCTAGGGTCACGCGCTCTGAGGCGTACCTCGTCAACCACAAGTACCTCGGAGACGAGCCGGATCCCAGCAAGTTCAAGGATAAGGCCGACTACATCAAGGCCCTTACGTGGTACGGGTCGATGTGCGACACCAAGGACGCTCGACAGTACCTTAAGGACTACCTGATCCACGATGAAGAGTTCGAGAAAGCAAAGCGCGTAGACAAGATCCCCGATAACTGGGTGCCTTTGTCTGCAGCTTGGCAGGTCCGCATCTTGATGAACCAGAAAGCAGAGTTCGATATCGAGCCATACGTTAAGTTCATGGCGGCTCTCGACGAGGCGTTCTCACACATCAAGGAAGATACTGCAGTCGAGAAGCCTAAGGCGGACAAGCCGTCTATTCAGGACCGGATCAAGGAGCGCGGCGGGGACATCATCGGCGACATCGAGGAGATGATCGACAAAGGTGAGTCGTTCTCACTGTACGACTGGCTCAAGAAGAACGAGATCCCCGCCATGTACGCCTCTAAGATCGTCGACCACTACTAGCCATGGCTTCTCGAGCTCCATGAGGCCATGGGCGGAGACGACTCTCAGCTCAAGGAAGCCTACTCGCGCATGACTAAGAAGCAGCTCAGGGACAGGGTCATGTTCTTCGAGACGCTGGTAGAGGACGCTCGCAAGTACGGATCGGTAGAGAAGAAGAAGCGGGCCACTCGCAAGCCTAAGCCGGTCTCAGTAGAGAAGGTCTTGAAGAACCTCAAGTTCCAGAGAGAGTCTAAAGAGTACCGTCTGGCCTCAGTCGACCCTTCTAAGGTCATCGGCTCCCAGGAGCTATGGACGTTCAACACTAAGTACAAGACGCTCACGGTGTTCCGAGCAGACGGCCCCAAGGGGCTGACAGTCAAGGGTACGTCTATCGTCGGCTACGACGACAAGAACAGCCACACTATGCGTACTGGTAGAAAGCCTGAAGACGCCCTCGACAAGGTGGCCAAGGGCGGTAAGATAGTACTCAAGAAGCTGGTCGAGGAGCTCAAGAACGGAGTCCCGCTGGCGCATCGAATCAACGACAACACAGTCCTGCTGAGGGTATCATGAAGATCTTAAACGAGTGCAGCTTTATCAAGCCAGAGACGATCTCATATTTTGAGAAAGAGTACAGCGCCAAGTACGTCTTCGAGACGTGTCTACGGGCACGAGAAGGTGGATGGGCTAACTTCCCTGCAGCGGTCTTCTATACAGAAGAGGCTCACCCGCGCGGGTCAAACTACTTCGCCCTCTACTTCAACGGCTCGAGTCTGTACATCACCGACGCGGGTCCATCGATCATCGACGAGGAGTTTACCGGTCTAGAGGCGGAGGGAGAGGTGGTCTACTCTCGCTACAGGCACGACTGCAGGTACGGCAAGAACGGCGCGTTTGTCGACGGTGGACGAGACTACTTCCGCTACGGCGGCGACGCGTTCGACGACTACAACATCGTTAAGTTTAGAGTCGAAAAAGATCACCTGGAAGTGATTTTGTAATCAAACTGTAACAATACTTTTATAAATTGAATGGGAGCTATTCCCGTCCTTTCAACCTGGAGAGTCTATAATGATTAAGAAGATTGCAGTACTGTTGACATCTATGATGATCGCTACCGGCGCGTACGCCGCAGAAGTTACCGGGGCAGGCGCCTCGTTCCCGTTTCCTATCTACTCTAAGTGGGCGTCTGACTATAAGGCCGGCACCGGCAACATAGTCAACTATCAGTCCATTGGCAGCGGCGCGGGCATCAAGCAGATCGACGCCAAGACGGTGACCTTCGGCGCCACTGATATCCCAGTAAAGCCTGAAGACCTTGAGAAGAAGGGACAGGTACAGTTTCCTATGATCGTCGGCGGCATCGTCGCTATCTACCATCTCGACGGCGTAGAGCACCTCACACTCACTACAGACGTCCTCGCTAAGATCTACATGCAGAAGATCACTAAGTGGAACGACAAGCAGATCGCCGACATCAACCCCGGCGTCAAGCTACCCGACGCAGGCATCATCAAGATCCGCCGCTCAGACGGTTCAGGCACTACGTATAACTTCACTAAGTTCCTCGCAGAGGCAAATGCCGATTGGAAGAAAGACTACGGCTTTGGACAGTCTATTGAGTGGCAGGGCACTACCATCGGCTCTAAGGGCAACGACGGCGTAGCTAGCGGCGTGAGCCTCACCAATGGCTCTATCGGGTACGTCGAGTATGCCTTCGCGAAGCAGAACGCCCTCTCTGCAGCCGACATGATCGGTACTGACGGTAAGAAGGTGAGTCCTAATCTAAAGGCCTTCCAGACTACATGGCCTATGGTCGCTACCAGCTACATCGTCATGTACAGAGAGTCTGTCGATTCTAAGGTGGCTAAAGAAGCTATCAAGTTCTTCGAGTACGCCTACTCACACGATAAAGAAGCGCAAGAGCTCGACTACGTACCACTCACTGCAGCTCAGAAGGCAGACGTAAAAAAGATCTGGGCTACCATAAAATAATAGTTGACATATACGTCTAATTATAGTAATATAAATAATATGCTGTTGTCGTTGACGAAAGCAAAATAGACATACTGGACGCGGGGGCGGTACCCGCCGCCTCCACCATGGATACATCGGATAGAACCGCTGAGTCGTTTCGAACTACTGGAGCTACGTTATGTAGGGTGTCGTAAGGACGGTGTATCTTTGATGGGGGCGAAATAGGATCGACAGGTGTGTTAAAGGCGGACTGAGACAGCTGCATAAATAAGTTATCTGCAAACGATAATTCACCTATTGAAATGCGCCTAGCGGCATAATTTCTTGGGTTGGCAACTTACCTCGAAACAGAAAAGTTGCACTTCACACAAACAACAAACACAGGAGACTACAATGACAAAAACACCTTTTGAGATTCGCTACGACCTTCTTAACTTCGCTCAGATGCAGTTGACTGGAGAGTACTTTGCGGCCATGGAGCGTATACGAGATACGACAGAGCCAAATTCACCAAATCGAATAGCTGCCATGAATGCACTGGTATATCCAGACCGTGCTGCTATTATGGCTGTTGCAGAGTCTCTAAAAGAGTTCGTTGATAACAAATAACGGTCTCATAGCTCAGCTGTATAGAGCAGCCGCCTTCTAAGCGGCAGGTCGTTGGTTAGAGTCCAACTGAGATCACCATTATGGACCTGTAGCTCAATGGTTAGAGCCGGCCGCTCATAACGGTCTGGTTGTAGGTTCGAGTCCTACCGGGTCCACCAACATCATGGAGTGCTACGTGGCCATTAGCAGTAACTCGATCATCGCTGAGATCAACAACCTGTGCAACACCAGCAACATACCCTACATAGACGCTATCGTCCACTGGTGTGAGAAGAACAAGGTAGAGATCGAGTACGCGGCCGGCATCATAAAGAAAGATCCAGTGATGCGCGCTAAGCTTCAGATGGAAGCTGAGAACCTCAACATCATAAAGAGGGGAGCTAGGCTTCCTATCTAATGACCCCATTCGAGTGCTACAAGGAATATACCGCCTTAAAGAATCACTTCTCAGGTGAGAGGGGCTACGACTACTTTAAGTACAACGGTAAGATGAGGTTGAACCAGAAGTCTTTCGATAATAGGAACGACAAGATCTTCTTCATGAAGATAGC